AAATGCAATGATTAATTCATTAAGAAGACTTGAACAATATGGAAATCAAACACTTTACGCCTTATTTTTCCAACTATAAGTGTACTTTTTTACTTATTTTTCATATAGTTTTTGTATTTGGGAGTAAAATGGGAGTAAAATAACAAAAAGAACACGCTTCCCTCCCCACGGGTAAAATGTGTTCTTTTTGATTATACCACTATAGTCCTGATTGGTCTATGTTTTGACATACATATGTAACATAAATATCCATAAGATTATAAAAATGTGGATTATAAACTTTGGATAAATTATATATATTTAACTCCATTTTTTTCACCTCCTATTATTATTTACTTCTTATGTATACAAATTACTTTTTTATTTCTTGAATTTTTTCAAAAAAAGTTATTAAATTATTAATGAGGTGTAATTTATGAACTTAAAAGATAAGAAAATGCAAGAAGCAAAACGCAGACTTTCTGTACTTGAAGAAAAATTAAATTTTTTAGAATTTTCAAACAACCCTGATAAAGAACAACAGATTATAGACTGCAAACACGATATAGAAAAACAAAAGCGTATAATCAAACACACATCAAGCTACTAAAAAAAATCTAGATCTAATGCTCTAGATTTTTTCAATAAATTCATTCATTACATATGCCTTTTTATCTTTGTATTTTATCTCTGTCCACTTCGGTCCTTGTTTAATTACTTCTAATTCATCACCTTTATAGACAATACCAATTACATTTCTTTCATTAACTCGATTTTCACTTCTAACATTTAATGCATCCGCTATTACTTTTACCATGCTATTTACCTTCCTTTATAATAAATTCATTTTTAAATTTAAATGTTCTATTACCAGTCATTATGATGCTATATGTTGGCATTTCTTCAACAACCGTAAAATGCGAATCCCATAAATAGAACGGGAGTTTATCCCCGTCCATATCTACAGCACCTCTCACTACTTTAACCTTAACCATTACTACTTTACACCTTTCTTAAGTATTCTCCAGACACCCAACCACTAGGAATTCTAGCCCATCCGTTCGACCATTCTTTAACAGTTACTCTTGTACCTTCGTTGATACATCCGTCTTTATCATAATCATGTTTTTTTGCATCTTCAGTTAATTCATTATATGTTTTTCTTCTAAAGTTTTCTCCCGGACCAGTACGAACACTTAAATCACTGGCGGTTACTTCATAAGTCCCTAAATTTTGTGATACACTGTCTTGAATTTTATTACAGTATTGCAAAGACACCCAGCCTTCGCCAGTAAATCCCCAGCCATTTATTTCTTGTGTAATAGTCAATTCCGTACCGTTGGCATAAGCCTTAACCTTTGCACCGTTTGGAGCATTACGACAGTTTACACCGCTTGGCGTATCGACTTTAACTTTATAACTAACCCCACTAGGCTCTTGTGGAACCTGAACAGAATTATCATAATCAATATCACATAACCATAATATATGTGTGAATTTTCTGTTTGCTACTTTTGTTTTAACTGTACCATATGCACTTCCACGAGCTTCGATACATTCTCCATTTCCGATATAAATACCAATATGTCCTTGTTGCCATAAAGCACAACCAGCTACTGCACCGTTTATATTGCTGATAGGTTCAATGCGTGTAGCAGTTTCTTTATATTGACTAGATCCTCTTACTTTACCAGTGCACCAGCTAATAAGTCCGCTACAGTCAGTACACATTGTTCCGATTTTTCCTTTTTCCTTATTATATGTAAGATATTTTGGATAGCTGTTAGCTAACGATCTTAATTTAGAATCTGTTAATACAGCTCCTTTCATCCCGTATACATAGTTAGTACCTAATTTAGATTTTGCGAAATTTACTAATTCATTTGCTGTTTTTGACATAAATAAAAACCTCCTTATTTAAAAGTAGGCTCAAGGCTCATTACTTTTTTAATTCATCAATACGATGATGGGCTGATTTTAGGCTGTTTTCTACAACAGCCATACGTTCGACTACAGAATTATGTTTTTCGACCTCCTTAGTCAATTCATCAATTCTATAATTCATCAACGCATTTGATTTGTTATTACTGCTCATCGTTGCTATTACTGATGGGATAGCAACGCACAAACCACTTATAATAGCGGTAACTACTACATCGCTCATACAATCACCTACTTAACCGGTTTGTCATATTGTTGAGCACGTTCAGAATCACTAACCCCTTGAGTTGTAGGATCAACAACAACTCCTAAAATAACAAGTAATGCAAATACAGCATTTACTACAGCTAATAACTTATTACCTAAATCGCCAAAATCTAGTGTATAGCCAAATACCGCCCCCGCTGCCTGAATAACTAACAATACTGCTGGAATAACACTCAGCCAAAATTGTTTGTTAGCAATTCTTACTTTCCAATTAATCTTCATAACAGTTTCCTCCTTAAATTTTATTAAGTACAGCTAATACATAGCCTTCCTTGATACCTTCATCATTAATAATCTGTTTAATCTGCGTTAACTGTGATTTCGAAGTATAATTGACTTCTTCTTCGACAGTTTCGATTTCTCTAAATAAAATATAATCATTCTGCTCGTAATCATTTTGTTTTAAAATTTTGTAATTTGATTCCAAAAGTTCACTAAATTTACTTGCCGTAACGTCTAATTCATGTGTTTTAATCATAATTTCATGCCGTCCTTTCTTTTCAATACTTATATCCAATAACCCTTAAAATATGTTCTTCTACCGCATCAATTCCATTGCCGTTAATGACTTGAGTACGACCTGAAAGGGTTACACTCTTTCCACTAAAGGTCAGCTGACACCGATAAACAGTGGTAACTCCATTTATGGAATGAGCACGTTCCAAATGAAGCCCATCCCCTTTAGATGGAATCATCCTATCACTACATTGCCCTAAGCTAGGGTGTGGTCTCCAAATCACTTCTATATAATCATAGTTCGTACAGTGATCTGCTAAAGTAAAATTACTTGTTGTATCGCCCTCAAATAGAATTGTAACGGTTTCATCAAGTGGAATGTTATTAGCGGTTACAATGGAGTTGGCCTTAATAAAGTATTTTCCTACCTTATCCTTTATAAATTCTATTTTTTTACTTACTCTTGTCATATTTTTTACCTATATTTCCACTTCAACAGTTTCAACCAGTTCAAAGACGGGCTGTTCTGTATCGTCGATTAAAAATTCTCCAAATACATTCAAGTCATACTCAATTTGAAATTCATTTTCTTTATTGCAATAGCGTCCCCAGCCGACACCGTTTTTGTGAGGGGGAATATTAAGTATAACTTTACCAATATCTATATCATGAATTACAGTTACTGTATTTCCAACATTATCAGTAATGGAAACTTCTACTTCATGGGTAGTATTTAACGCATAACCACTAAATACATATCCTTGTCCACTGTTAAACGCAGTTGATTTACTTGTATTGTTGATTTTTATACTTTTAGTTTTTATTGCATTCCCTGTTATAACACAATAAGTAAATGTAGGCTTAACATAAATGTAAGTACCCTTGATTATATCTTTAGTTCCCGAACTGTCGCATCTGTATGTTTCAAACGTTAATGTCGGCAGTGTATAGGCAGTAATTGTGACTTTAACCGTTTTACTTGCTGTAAATCCTCTGCTGTCTGTAATTGTTGCGGTGAATGTTATATCACCTGATTTACTTAAAACATCGGTAGTATAGGTGTTCGATTCACCACTATAACTGTAATCCCCACCTTTTATACTGTAAGTGGTTATAGTACTTCCATATATCCCCTTAGCACCATTTACTGTTAATTTAATACTTGATTTACCTTGCAAATACAACGAACCAAATGGATTTACCGGTGTTGCAGTAATACTTGTAAAGCTGGGATTAGCGTTGGTTATAGTATATGTTCTATCGTGATAGCTTGCCCACTGCTTATTGTTAGAATATAACCCTATACGAATAGTACAAGTTTTCCCTTTACACGCTTCTCTTAACTGGTTTCGTTCTTCATCAGTTAATTCCCATGTATAACTCCCCGTGTTGGGAATATTATCCCTAACTGCAAGATGCGGTCCGTTTGGGTTAGGCTCTAACCAGACGCTCATATTAAAGCCACCCGGATTACTGAATTTAATAGTTGGATTTTGAACATCTGTGAAATTGCTACTTTCTGTAATGTTAGCCTGCCTTGGGATAGTAGTTAATGTATGTGTATAGCCCTGCTCGCTTGAACTGAACTGACTATGACTTATCCACCCAGCAACGCTTATAGCTTTTGAACCGTCAGCATTATGACCGACAGTAACATCCCATGTACCTAAGCGAATCGGTGTTGATGTTATTTTCTGTCCAGTACTTATACCAGCACTGTATACTCCGCCGTTTATGCGAGCATACACTGTTCCTGTTCCATATGTAGTATAACCAGTGTTTGTTCGCCATACGTCTATCCAAACTCGTACAACAGAGGTGTTTGAATTTATGTCATACGATAATTCCTGACTGTTAACACTGTAGTTTATATATTTATTACTTGTTCCAAAAGTTGCCATTCACACACCTCCTAAGTTAATGTCAGACCATCAGTAGCATCGTAATTCCAGCTGAATGTTCCGATATTCAATTTTGTCATTACAATGGCATATTCAATGTTAAGCTGTTGGTTTGACAGATATGCTATTCTGCTTCCATTTTGATAGAACCCTAATTCCGTATTAGATAATTTAACAGCAAAGGGACTATTGCTTGCACCTAGTTCTAATACACCATCCTGAAATCTAGCCCACTGTGAAATTTCTTCTTTCGTAGCCAGACCACTTATATTGTCGGTAATACTTTTAATACTGTTTGTAACCAGTGATATAGAACTAGAATTTTGAACAATCTGTGATGATAACTGCTCTATCAAAGTTGAATTGTCAGTAGTGGTAGTCTGTAGTTTTTCAACCAGTGTAGTCAGCGATTCTTTAAGCTGGTTGATCGCAGAAGTATATTCAGTGGTAATATTCTGCTTCATATCATTGATATCACCAGCAAAATCATTAGTCACTTCCCATGTAGTACCGTTCCAGTATTTTAGAAGATTATCAGTTGTATCAAACCATAACTTAGTTTTATCACTAGGTGCAGTAGCACTATGAACCGTACCGTCTGTACCGTCATAACAATCTGTTAATGTTATAAGCGCATATGCTTTAACAGCCATAAACTATCCCTCTAACTGTGCTGTATAAGTCGCTTTATTATCAACATCACCAGCGTTAATCGTTAAACTAGAACCAGTTGCTACAGCTGTTGAACCACCATCTTTGTACCACTTAATCGTTCCTAGTGCAGTTAATGCACTGCCAGTAACTTCTACCCCACCCTTAAATACGCGAGCTGTTAAAGTTGTTGCGATAGCAGTATTCTTAAAGATGACTCCATTTGAAGATTTGATTGCCATAGTGATCGAATCTGCACCATTAGCGCCATTTCTTGAGATAGAATACGATACTGCTGTTTTATTGTCTGAATAGGTTACGGTTGTTCTAGTCCATACGTATTGACCGGGATTCCCAGCAACTGGTGTACTAGACCATGAACCAGTTGGTACAGTAGTTCCGGAATTACTTGCCTGATATTCTGTAACCGTTGATTTAACTGTAACACTCGTACCATTTGTACCGTTTGTAGGATTTCTTGACACACTGTATGCTGTAGTAGATTTACCATCACTATAGGTTACTACTGTTTTTGTCCATAAATACTGTCCTGAAGGAACAGAAGGAATTGCGGTTGTCCATGAACCAGTTGGCGCAGTCGTTCCCGAAGTACCAACTTGATATGTTATGCTTGTATTCGATACTGTAACACTTGTACCATTATTTCCTTTAAATGCTATCGACCAACTGAATACTTTTTCAATTGTAACATCTTCTGTTTTTACCGGAATAATAACACTTCCGCTCTTAGTTAATGCGCTTGTTGCAGTTATCGTTAATGTTGGTTCTGGTGTTTTCCCATCTGAAACTATACTTAATCCCGTTGGAGCTGTAATATCCCCAACTGAACACACCATTTTATCCGAACCTCTTATAGCAGTTATTTTGCAAGTTAATGACTGAGTTCCTTCTACTGATGTTGTAGTTCCCTGAAACGTATAATTATCATTACTTAAATGTATTGAATAGCCGTCTGTTATATCAAGCACATCTTGCTCTGCTGTTGCTTTTATTGCCATTTACTTATTTCCTCCTAAAAATCTAAAAAACATCTAAATGTTGCTTTTTCATTTATATCATTTGATGTTAGCGTTAATATAAATCCATTGTCCGTTAATCTAGAATCAGCTGGATCTAACGCTGTAAAGTCTGTTTCCTTAATATGTTTTACTTCCCAAAGTATCTTCGCTTTATCGCCAAAATAATTATACATTTTTTGAGATGTATCTATTATTTCACCAGCCACAAATATTTGAACTGTCATCGTAGTAGACACACCAGTATTTTTAAATATATAGCCATTTGAACTGTCTATTTTAAGAACTAATGCATCCTTGCCATCGATATTAAGCATAAACGTTACACTAAGTTTTTTTGTTGCATTTTTATAAGTTACATAGCAAATATATGTTATATATGGACGTCCTTTAGACATAACATTTTTATTTACTGTTAGGATACCGTTTAAGACACTCTCACCCTCTATTAAATCTGTCTCCGTTCCATTATTATTACGTTTCCAAACCAGTGTGCAGTTATTTAAATCTACATTTAATAATCCATCTAAAACCGCTGGGGTAATAACTGCTGGGGTTTCTTCCCAGTTTGGTACATAACTTTCATCATATGATTGAACTGTATTGACACCAGTGACATCCAAGAAACTGCCTTCTAGATTAGCAATATCATTATTATCAGTTATGCTTATAGACAGTGTTTTTCTAGTACCAATCGGTAATGTTATTTCACAATAGAAACTGCCGTTAACATTTACATCATCAGGTGTTAATATTATCGAACGTTTCCCTTTGTGACTGTTATTCCAAGCTTTATCGCTTTCGCTATCACTCGATACTCTGTACCAGTTAAAACTAATACTGCTTATGTTGTTTGTTTCATCATTATTGCCATCATATACTTTTGCACTTAATGTAATTGTATCTGTTGGCTTGTTTAGGACAGTTCCACTATTATCTAAGGATACTAGGTATTTTTTAGCTTGTAGCTCCTCTTTTATTTCTTCAAAGGCTTTTATTGTTAACTCGCCTTTTTCGTTTAGATAAAAGCTAGGATTGCTTATTTCACCCTCTGAATCACGTTTCCCAATCTTAATAACACCCGTCTGTAAATCAAGTTCAAACATTTCACCTTGCAATATACCAGTTGTAATAACATTTGCATTGAAATTACCATCAAGATCAAAAGCTAAATTTTCAAATGTCTTTCCACCATCTTCAGAATAGCCTAGACCACCGGCTGTAAATCTCCACAAATGTGTATCATCCCTTAATTCAGGAGTATTCATGATAGTCCATCCTGAAGGAAAACCTTCGTCGTTCATATCAATTCTGTAATAACCGCCCTGATTGCCTAAAATTTTATCAGTAGTATTTTTAAAAGCATTTGTTAATGTGGCATACAGCTTATTTAATTTAATGTCTGTAGGTGACCGATTCATAACTGTATCTATTTCAGTTTCACCTTTGCATGTTATGCTTGATTTCATACCCGTAAGCACTATTGTATGTTCACTTAGCAGTACATTATGTAAAACACCATTTTTATCTTCAACTTTAACAATATCAGTTATTTCTAAAGCTGGGTTACCTCGCCACTCTACAGTACATGGTGTGTATGTAAAACCTTTAATCCGCTCAAATATACTGTCTAATATTTCTTGTTTCATATACGGATTTTCGAAAGTTATACCGAATCCATTTCCAGCTACCAGTACATTTTCACTATCACCGCTTGTTAACGAGTTGATTACTATGTCCTCGTCAGTAGTTCTGTTGAAACCGTTCATAAACTGCAAATCATAAGTTATCTCAATACCACAATCCTTGTACCAGTATGCGATTAATTTATCGTCTGGATTTATTGTTCCATTACACCCCATTAAGCCCATCATATAGCCTAGGAATTGTTTACACGTCATATTATCAATATATCCATCAATTATAATGTCCGGTATATTTTTTATATCGTGCAAGATATTACACTGGTTACAAATATCATTTATTACATTCGATAAACTATTAGGGTATTCAATATCAGGTATATATGTTTTATTTAAACGATATGTGCTGTCATAAGCTACAACTGTTATAAAGTCGCTATTATCTGATTTATCAATCTCAGCTGTGTAATATGTACCCTTACATACATAAACACCATTTACACCACTATAAATTTTTACTGTACTATTTTTTAACGGGATCTTGTTATCAGGCATTTTGAATTTGACAGTTGCTTTATTAGTATTTATTTCACCAATTTTTAAAGTTGATTCGCTACAAGAAATTTCGTCTAAAACAACAGATATGACTTCATTGATTAATTCTGTTGTGCCATTAAAAATAACTTTGGCATTGATAACACGGTCTTGCGCTGTAACTGATGAATTAAATTCTTCGTTTGTATTAATCATGCTATTGCCTCTTAAACTCGATATTTTTTCATTTTATCTGTTAAACAAGTAATGTCGAGTTGTTTAACTGGAAATGTCATTGTCATTCTTAAAACATCATCAACTGAATGTACTATAGAATACTCATTAATCTTTCCAGCAAACTCTTCGCCATCAATTTTTACAGATACTTCCCCATGTCCTTTATCAACTATTTCTACTTTATTAATCATGCTTTCTCTACCTTTCAATAAAATTTAAATTAATCGTTTCCCATATCCAGCATTTTTTAACCGCATCATATTTAAATATCGGCATAGTTCTATCACCAACATAAGCAGTTATTGTTTTACGCTTGTTTTCAACTGGATCAGGATATTCTAAAGAAAAGAATACTGGTTCAACTGCTTTAAGTAATTTGCTAGCCATAGCATCTGTAAGACCGTTAAATGTACAAACAACCTTTCGCTTAACTGCTTTTCTATCTCTAAACATTTCTCCGTTTTGATTACGTCCTGAGCCTTCTTCACCGTCTAAATCATAAACTTGAAATTCTAATGAAGAAGGGTTGAAACCTACTCCATTAATTTTAATAACATCGTCCATTTCAATCCCTCCTTTAAATTAGCAACGGACTTTTACCCGTTTGTTTAACTATTCCATTGTTATAGTCCACTACTGATTTTCCTACTGCTTTTTTATCTATTTCAACAGTTGTATGAATCTCAAATTTACCGCCACCGCTCATACCAGCCATAGCACTACGCATAGCGTTGTAAACACCACCACTTACTGCACTTACAATTTGATCGTTATTAGCAACTGCTGTTTTCTTACCAATGCGTCCTACTAACTCTGGACCAGCTTCCCTAGCAACGAACATTTGCCCCATATCAGGGAAACCACCGTTGGCGTAAGTTGCGAACTTAACTTCATTTGCGCTGGTATTTAATTTTATACCTCTTTTTGCTAGTGAAAAATCAATAGTAACCTTAGGTTTAACACCAGAAACCTTATCAGATATTTTTTGCAACTCTGTATCACTTGGTGATTTGAGTTTTACGTTTACTTCTGGATTAGCTTCATCTGCCTGTTTTTCGATGTTCTCCATTATCTTTTTGGATTCATCAGTTACTTTACCATTATCCTTTTTAATTTGATCGGCTAGATTTTTAATTAGTCCTAGACCTTGTTCATTTCCTGATTTTTTCCACTGCTCTGTGATCTTGTCTAAAGCCTCTTTATCTGCCTTAGTTAACTTACTGTTAGCTATAGTTTTCTGGGAAGCTGTAAGATTATAAGTTTTCTCAAGTTCAGTTAACTTATCTGCATTTGCTTTGGTTAAATTGGCATACTGCTGTCTTAAATATTCCTTATCCGTTTCGGTTAATTTAGCACCTTTTTCTTTCGCGACTACTAACATATCCTCATAGGTTTTGCCACTAGCATACGCTTTTTCAGCTAAATCATTAAGCAGTTGAACTCTAGCTTCTTTACTCGCTTGTTGCTCAGTAGCACTTAACATTTTCCAACGCTCACCATTTTCATCACAAACCAAACTTAAATCATTTAAACCACTAGCCAATGAACTATAAGTATAATGTCCATCAGTTGTCATTTTTCCATACTGTTCACAAATACTTGCTGTTACACCTTCTATAGTTCCACTCGTTCCTAATGCAACTGCGGAATAATTATTTAAAGCCTCCGTATTGTTCGCAACACGTTGTTCTGCTTCACTCAATGTATTATTAGATTCATCTAAAGCCTTTTTAGCCTCTTCTACACTTACACTAAGACCAGGATATTGCAACATGAGTTTTGACAAAGCGTCTCCATAAGCAGTGTTTTTAGCATTTATATCATCCATTGTTATACCATACCCTAACAATTTATCGATATACTCATTATAAACCACATTATAATCCCTCTGTTTTTGCAATGCTGTTTCTTGTGCTTGTGCTAATGCTAAATTAGCATCTGCTTCGTCTTTTTTTGCCTTTACATATTCACCTTCATAAGAAGCTAGTAATGCTCTTTGTTTCATCAACTCGACTGTTTTTATTATTTGATTTTGTTCTTCTTTCCAGTTGTCAATAACACCACCAGTAATTGATATATTAGTACCTAATGCTTCATTTATTTTATCTACATAATACTTAGCCAATTCCATACTTCCGTTTACACGACCATTTTCATCAACTAATTTAGATAATTCGTTTTTATATACCATTACAGTTTCGTATTGAGTGTTTACTGCCTTTGCATTTTTATCGGCTTCTTCATTAGCTTCTTTTTGGGCATCAGCTATTTTTTTATATTCTTCTGCAAGTTTCCTACTTTCTTCAGCTGATTTTCGGAATTTTTCAATCTGTTTCTCTTGTTCACGTGTCAAATTATTACTATCACCAATCAAAGCAACACACGCAATTGATATTGCGGTTAAACCACCAACAACCGCAACTAATGGGTTGCTAGCTAAGAAGCTCATAGCAGTACCTAAAAAACCAGTAGAAGTTACCGCACCATCGGCTGCTACCGTTAAAACTCCCATTGATTTTCCCAATGATTGAATTACATTACTCACACCACTAAAAACACCAGTTGTACTGTTTAAAGTTTTAATCCCAGTTATTAAATTGGATATAGAACTATGTGTATTACCAAAAGCCTGAGACCACGAAGATAAAGAATTAACTATTCCGATATTTTTTATATCCATTACAGCCATCTTTAGAACACCGAACACACCTGTAAGTTTGTTTAAATCATTAACAATTTTTCCAAAAGCCATAGCTCCTACTAATGCACTAATTGCTGTGGTTATACCAATAATTAACGATTTGCTTTTACCAATATTTTTTAGTGCTTCAGCTAATAAATCAATGCCTTTTAAAATGATATTTCCAGTTATTTTTATTAATTCTGTAGCGAATTTCTCCAGTATATTAATTAACGGACTTAACGTTTTTAGCGCTCCACTAACTCCTTTAATTGCCTTAGAAAGACTATCGACCAAACTTGGCACTGCTTTTTCAATACTCCACTTAGCCAATGGCTCTAATACATTTTTATATCCGCCATACAGCAGTTTACTAATAGTGGTGCTCAAATCTTTAAACGCATCTGTGAAGTTTACCACACTTTTTACTGCAGGTTTAAAATCCAAAGTATCAGATAGTTTAACAAGATCTCTTGATATATCGTCAATCAATCCCAAGAAAACATTAAATGAATCCCATAGGTTTTGAACTATTTGTGTACCGTTTCCAGCTTCATCCCATGCTGTTCTGAACTGTTTAGCCAAATTACCGACTGTAATATTAATGTTGGTTATGATGCTGAAAATATGATCCATAGTTTCCTCACCAGTTCCATTTTGCCAAACAGTGCCGAAACTTACACCAATACTATCTACCAGTTTTCCTATTTCGGTCCATTGATACTCGATTGAATCAAGTACACCCTTACCGTATTTGTTCCAGCTGTTAGTAACTGGTTTGAACATTTCAGCCATTTTTTTAGCCAAACGTTCCATCATTTCATTTGTTTGATTTTCCAGTCCTTTTAGAAAATCATACTGTGGCAGTTCTATATCACCTATTGAACCTCCGCCACCAGCTCCTCCTGAACCTCCGCTCCCTGAATCACTGCTGTCATCAGGTTTGTTTATAATGTTAAGTTCATCAAAGCCCATTAACTGTTTCTTTAATTCTTTTACTTTATCGGCTGTTCCACCTACTGCATCGCTTGCACCGTTAGCGCTATCTTCTACATCGTCTAAAGCCCCTCCACCGCCAGCAATACCGCTGTAATCGATTTTAGGCAATTCGAACCCAAAGAAATTAGCTATCGTATTCGCTAGAGCAGTAAGCCACTGTACTGCTATCTGTACATATGGAATAAGTTTGCTTATGAACACACTAGCAATATTCCCCACTGCACGTTTTAGCATTGTAAACTGTTGTGTTAAGATACGAACTGCATTTGCTGGTGTTGCGATTGTACGAGCCATATCGTTGAATACATCAACTTTGCTCGCGTTATTCATTATGGTTATGTAACGCATGATTGCTTGAGTGTTTTGATCCCATTCAGATACTGCGCCTTCAAGTCCATACTTCAAACCAGTCTGTTTAACCATTGCAACACTTACGTTGTTACCATAATCCTTAAGACCTTTGATTTGTCCACTCATCGCCGAATTAATCTTATCGAACGATTCACTAGGATCAACATTCATTAACGATGAATAATCGTATGCTAACTGTGTTAGGTTTTGCGACATGATCTGTGCCTTGTCACTGGCTACATCAAAACCAGTAATAAGGTTATTTAACCTACCTTGAAAACTCATCCATTCACTGGTATCAATCCCCATAGCTCCTTGAACCTTGTTTGCAAAGTCTAAAGCGCTTTGAGTGGTTTCACCCATTGCAACATTGAATAGGTTTAAGTTTTCTACATATTGTGATGATTCTTCAAAAACACTCGTTAAGGCACCAACGACACCTTGGATTACGAATGTCATAGTTCTAAAACTGGCTACTGATTTACCTATTCGGCTCATTAAGCTACCGCTTGTTTTGCTTGCTTTAGATGCACTTCTTGAATAGCTTTCCATTTGTGTGGTTGCTTTTTTTATGTGCCATGGTAAATTACTAAATGCTCTTCCCAGTTTAATAGAAACACCGTTAAGCGGTTTGATTGCATTTGCAAGCTGTTTCATTTGTGAAGAGAATTTGTTAAAGTCAACTGTATCCAGCTGTTTTGAAATTTCAGGCAGTTTTTTTAACTGATTAAAGAAACTTCCTAAATTCGTCTTACCTAAGTCCTGTAACGGCTGTATTGCGGTTTTTAGTTTGTTAATATCTTCTGTAAACTTATCAAACTTAGTATCGCCTAAATCTGAAGCAATGACTTTTATATCAGCAATCTGTTTCAATAAGCCAGTTGCACCAGTTTTAAATCCATTTAAACCTTTAAAACCTTCACTCATACGCTTAACTTTATCACCGATACTACCAAGTTGTGCTAAATTGTTATCTCTCGATACATCAGCTAAATTTTTTAATGCTGTAGAAAAAGTTTTTAAACTGCCAACACCATTAAGATTATTTTTTAAATTTCCTAATGAACCAGCTAATTTGTCTATTTCTCCACTAGCATTACTGGCATTACTCTCTATTTCAATGCTCAGTTTGTCTATTTCCATTGACATTTTAGATAACCTCCTTCCTTAAAAAAATTTAAGGCTCTCGGTCGGCTCATTATTTAAATTGATTTACAAAATTTTTCATCCATACTTCAGCTCTCGCCGATTCTTCTTCTACTAAATCTTCTTTAGCTTTTACTGCATTGAACTGATACGGTTTCTCTGTATATTTTGCTGGTGATTTTCCTTTATCTCTGCACCACACATTATATACAACTGTACTTACAGCATCGTATATGTACATTCCTTGAATCCATGCATCTGTGTTATTTCGCTCATTGCGCAGTTTGTCAGCTTCTCGATAGTATTTAGCAAGTGAAGGGTCGTTTTCCCAAAACTGCTCATATGTCATTCCAATACTTAAATAGAATGGAAAAACTTCGTAAAACGTTTCTGTAAATGTTTTTGAGGACGGTTCTTCTAAAATGTCGCCGTCCACTTGATTGCGTTTTTTTCTGTACTGTCCTCAAATAAAGTATTTAATGTTTCCATTGCCATCTCACTTAATTTGTTGTACATTTCATTTTTATCAGTAAACAATTCAAACATTTCTTCAATCAATTCTTTTGATGTGCGTTTATGATTTGCAAAGAAAGCATATTCAAATAATTTAGGTAAGATTGTAACTGGTTTTTTATCCAAATCAGTTAAATTAATTCCATCTGCTTCCATTTTTTCTAATGTTTTTCTTGTGTACTCCAATGTGTAATCCTTATCTTTATAAGTAAAATTAATAACTTTAGCCATATTATTTTCCTCCATATTTAAACTACGAAAGGATTAACCTTCCGCAGTTGTTGATTTTGTTTCCCATGCTGGCGCATTTGTTGGTGTAATATATAAATTTGTTTCCAATACACTGTTAACTGCCATTGCTGGTAACCCCATAGCACTTGGTTGTCCAGTGAAGTAAACAGATTTTTCAAGTCTTGGATGTTTGATTTCAAACCATACTGCTTTGTTTGATTCACTGGCTGTTTTATATGCTTTTACCAGTGTATCCCATGCAGTACTTAATTCTTCTGTGTAGTTAGCCAAAAATGATAATGCACCACCTAAATCCTTTAAGCCTTCGATATAAGTTTTGTACTCTGTTTCCTTTAAAACTGTAGTTTCCAATGTTTCAGGTTCAGGATTCATTTCAGGTACTTCCTTAATATCAGGAATTTCAATGTAATTTGTTGTTGGTCTAGTTCCAGCGCTAGCTTCTACAGCATATCCAACTGTTACACCAGCAGTATTTAACGCAACTCCCATATTTAATTTCCTCCTATTGAATTTACTTTTTTAAATCTTGCAATTCTTCTGTATATATCACTATCTGCACTTTTTATCGGCTGATTGAATGTTCTTAAATATCCATGCTTTACCAATACATCGTTGATAACAGCTACTATTTTCATGCATTCATCTTTACTATCAATACTTACAACTTCAATTTTGTAAGTTTCGATTGCGACGTTTTCATTTTCATTAAAAGTTGAATAATCAGTATTAATAATATTGTCACTCTGCATTATACAGACAGCTGGAAACTTAGGAGGTGTACTAGATATTTCCTCACCAGTTATGTAAATATTATCAATGCCATATTCTTCACGTAATTTTGAAGCGACTACTTCAAATACATAACTTTCGTGATCTATCATTATCTAAACACCTCCCTAATAATCTTTTCCATTTTGTTATAACGGAGTTCCATAGCAGTTTCATACATAAATGGACGTGAGGGCATACCGCTTGTAAAACGATATCCACCGCTTCCATCAGGATAAAACCACCCAGTTACTGTTACCCCATTTATTGCATATTCTTTAATGTTATCTCCAGTGTTATATTTCCACCCCATGCTATCACCTATGTATGGATTTTCCTCACCTTTTGGACCTGTACCAAATTCTACAAACATAGCACAATCCCCTACAGATAACATCGCATAACAATTATTTGATTTTTTTGATACAGAACTTAACATATCGCCAGTTTCTATGGCATCAAATTCGAATATCTTATTAATAATCGTTGTATATCCTTCATCAGCTAATCGTTGTACCAACTGGTCAGCTTTTTTATTTAAATCTTGTTTGTACTGCTCCAACTGCTTCAATGCTTTATCAATACCCTTATCACTCAGTTTTACTTTTATCTTCATTTTTGTTGACTTTTTCGATAGCGTATTTTATACAGCTGTAGCTTGGAGCAACTGCTTTAACTTTGTAATTGTATGGTTGGGTTTTGGGAATTCCAATCCATAACCGTGTAAATTCATCTATAGTACATGACAAATTGTGGGTAGACATTGTCTTGTCGTACTTTAGATCGTTACCAAAGATATCCTCGTTAGGTTCTCCTTTGTTGGAACTTACACACAAACGCATTGATTCAATATCTCCATATCCTTTAACCGGATTACCGTATTTATCAACCGTTTCACCCACACCGTAGTTTTGGTAGAAAATAGTCTGTTGATTGATTGCTAAATCTCTCATAATATTTCACACTTAGGAAGTATCTTCCCAACTAAAGATTTCGAAATATCAGCAGTATCATATGTACGTGAAATTCCATTTTCAGTACGCTGTGTCTCACCCTCACTGCCCCTACGGTTGAACATTTCGATACACATTTGTACTTGTAAATGCAAGTATCTATTTTCTACATATGTTTCTCCTAACTTGTTTAATGGAATCTCACCATTAGGGAAACGTGCATTAAGAATAACACCCTTGCTTAGTTCCAAAAGCACTTCGATATCATCATCAGTAATCTCAGGCACCAGCTTCTTAAGCATTTCTTTTTGTGTCATTCTTAATCACCTCTTATCCTGATACTGATGTAGATTTTTTCTCTAATTTAACTGCTTTAGTATCGTCTACGAATGCAAAGATACCGTACTTTCTACTGTAGATAGTATTTAACCGAACATTTGCATCACGTTCTTGTTCTACTTCAGTTCCTTTTTTAACAAAGAATTTAACTGCTTCTTTTGTTGCTAAAATAACTGTACCTTGTGTCGCGTGATTAGAGTTATATAAAGGAACTCCAGCAACATGTCCAATATATCCGGCACGTGCATATGATTCTACGTATTTTAAATCGTCTTTAAGATTTTTTCTGATTTCTGCTTTATCTTTTGGATGTACTAATCCAAAAATCGCCATATCTTCTTGTTCGTTTTCAGGGAACAATGCGGAACCGTCAACAAATGCATCAAAATCAAATTTTTCAACTTCAACCTTTGCTGTTGCTTTTTGGAATTCTGCCATAGCTTTTGTATTAGATGTGTTATACATATCTACAGCCATATGATTGACTCCGGTAGTTACTACATTTGGATCAGTCATTTCTTCCTCATCATAGTAAGGGAAACGATTTTGTAACATTTCAATTTCATATTCTTCTTGTGTTAATTTAACTTCAATGTTCTTAGTGTTTCCATTACCCATTGTCAATACTTCTGTACCATTAGTAGCACTGTAACGATTAATTTTCTTTTTAGTTCCCGGTGTACCTACTAACGAATCATCGACAGTACAAAATCTCATTAAATCTAATTTCGATTGATACTGATTTTCAAATTCGGTTGCTAATACGAAATTATCGTACTTTTGGTGTGTATGGTTTAATGCCATATTTAATTTCCTCCTTCGGCTAATTGTTTGAAGGTGTCGGGATCGGTATCGAATAATTTTTGCTTATCTTGAATAGATAATTTATTAAATTTTTCTTTTGTCATACCTTCCTCACTACCTCCACCTTCAGGTGTTTTTGTGTTCTTTAATAATTCATCAGTTGTGTTCTTTTTAACTGATTCGGCAAATTTACTTTGATTAGCAATAACTTTTGTGAAATCTCCATCAACCATTGCTTCAGCTGTTTCCTGAGCCAGCTTAGTATCGTAACCTAATTCAACTAATTCAGCTTTTCTTTCGGCAATAGTTGTTTTTCTTAACAATGCATCATAGTTATTCTGTAATTCTTCATTCGCCTCATTTTGAGCAATCTGTAACTGCTCTTTTTCACTTAGCGTAGAATTATATTTCTTCTTCCAAGAACTCGCTTCTTTGCTTGCTTCATCCTTCAGCTTTTTCATTTTGTCGTATTCTTCTTTATCTACAACTGAATCAGGTTCAGGTAAATCCGCTAATGCTTCCTGAATTTCTTCAAAAGTCATGTTATCTTTGTACTTTTTGCCTAAATGCTTTTTTAAATCCATAATTTAATCTCCTTGCTCTTTAACGTTTTTCTCTAACCTTTGCTCGTTTCCGACCTTCTCCGTCGTTCGCTCCTTAACGTTCTTCTCCAACTGTTTTTCACTGTCTTTGTATACCTGTTGCGGATCAGGAAATAAATCAACAGTTTTAATTGCGTGGCGCATATTTATTCCAGCAGTCTGTAAATTCATAAGTGCTTGCGTCTTGTTTAATAAATTACTAATCTTATTCCGATTAAACTTAATATCTATATCAGCGATACATAACTCGCTGATATCATTATCTTTAGAGCGTTCAATAATATTTTTGATTACCAGCATCATTTGACGTTCACTGTTGCCAAATAACGTTTCTGCACTTTGCGCGTTTTCTTCAGCTAACTGCCACCCTGATTCGCCTAACATTAAAGCAACACCAGTGTTACCGCCACTTGACTGCCCTCTAGCCGGTGTACCGGTAGTCTGTAACACCTGCATATATAAATAGTCAGCTAGTGTCTGGACCTCTGTTTGATTCAGCTCTGTTTTTATATACTGCAATATTGGTGTTTTTCCATCGCTTAGTGATTTCGTAGAAATACCACCTTCTTCTCTAAGTAACTTAAACTGTTCATTATCAATACCGATATCGTTAAACCATAGCAATGACTGTACAAACTGTGCTAATCCGTTAAGACGATCAGAAGTACATAAGTTTATTGCTTCAAGCAGTCCAAGAACTCTTTCAAAACATCCCATCCTTGAATCATCGTTTTTGTATTCGATAATTGGAATTGCTCCTATTCCATTTATCGATTCTTCAAGTTTTCCATCAGGGGTGAACACATTTCCATATCTCCCCGTTGTTTTATAAACAAAATTTTCAGTGTAAATTGTGCAGTGAATCATATTATCTTCATCAATCCAGTATGTAACACCCATCATTGGTTCATGAAAAACATCAGCACTATAAACAACGAATGTAAAACGCGGATCCAGATTAGTAATCCGAAAATCACTAACTCCTTTTTTTACTTTGTATGGTGTAACCATTCGATAACCAACACCACAAATTGAAAACGTTCTTGCCAGCTCCTGATCTTTGTAATATTTACCTTCCTCGAACATCATTTCATTTAATGCATCTACTACATTGTCTCCACTTGATTCGGTATTAGATAAATCTTTATTAGCACGCTGAACATAGCTTATCGGTTGTCCGAAAACATATCCGACTTTAAAGTTGACGATCTCGTGTGCATGATTTTCAACAATTTTATTATTTATTTCAGGTCTTACATCCTTTTGACGATAAAGAATATTTTGATTTCCCTTTTCATACTCAAACAGCCGTCTTATTTGACTACGGTTTCTTATATGAATAGACATTGCCTTACCCAACACATCATGTATGTTGTCTTTGGTGATTTCCACAACATCCGTAGTAATCATTTTTCTGCCTTTAAACTGTTCTATTGCTAATTCACCTGTCGTACTACTCATAACACACCCCCTAACTGTAAATAAAAAGAGCCGATTATTACGTTTTTTACGTAATACATCGGCTCATGGCTCTATTTTTATTTAATTTTACTTAATTCAATCTTTATTGGTTTTTTATCTTCCTTACACCATAGATACACTGTTCCTTTTGAACCTTCTTCTACAGCTCCTAGAAGTTTCTTTTTACCCCTTTTTGCACAAACGGGGCAATATATTTCTTTTTTCAATTTTAATTACCCCACTTCCTACTTTAAGGCTACGTACAGATTTTAACCTTGTCAAGAAAAAAATTATATTCCTAAATCTTTTCTACTGAAAGTTGTTACAGAAGTGCATTTTCCTCTTCTTCTTACTTCTGAAAGCATCGCCATACTGTCTGGTGCATCATCATTTTTATTTTTTCCTACAATTTTAAAAGCATATAGATTATTCATAAACAATTGATATTCTTTATGTCTGCGCCCGTTATCTAAATAGTAAAACTCTCTAATTTCAGGTGCACGTTCAAATATACGTGCTTCTTTTCGCTTATTAGTTGGTGCTGATTTACTTGTTATCGTACATTTATAGTCCCTCTGTTTTAATTCATTTTCTACCCACTCAGCATATTCACTCCCGCCATTATTAGCTTCAAACTGAACATACTTAACATTATTTTTGATAATACAGTCTACAATTAATGGTCTTGTTATAGTTTTATCACCATTATTAAATACTACATCAGGTATGAAATCTCCGTTTTCAGTTTCTACGCATACTGGTGCTGAAACATAATCACCACCACCCCACGCAACATCGACCGTCATATAATTTCTTACTGGTTCATCAGCTATTACCCCGTTATAGAAATTCATTGTATCAGGTGTAAATAGTGCTCCATCACGCTCAATAGGCTCTCCCATATACTGTGCTAACCATGATGCCATATCATTATTTCTTTCAAACTGTGCTCTTAACTGTTTGTAGTAGTCTGTATTAAATCCAACATTATAATCATAATCAAAATTAGATTCGTCGTTTTCATTAAGCGCTGGTAGATTAATTATTTTAAACCTTACCTTTTTACCTTCTTCATTATTCTGCAAGAAGTCCATCCTTAAACCAGCCGGATCAATTAAACTCCAGCGTGTACCAATCCATATTTTCTTTGCAGACTGTTTTGTACGAGGTATTAAATTGTTCGTTACCTTTGACCATGCATTCATTAAACGGTCTTTGTTTAACGCTTCTTCAATACCACCGATTAAGTCATCACTAATTAAATACCCAGAACAGTCACATGCTCCGTTCAATGTTCCATACAACGAACGACACGTTAATGTTGGATAACGTTTCTTTCTATCAATATCTATGGTTTCCTTTTTAGCATCAGTATTAGCAATACCTGAATTATTAAATACTTTTTTCCAGTTATATGTATAGCTGTCTGTCACTACCTCCAACACACCAGTATACATAGCACTTGTAATTATAGCTGAGAACGCACTATATAAATTGCTTGCCTCACCATCTCGCCCCATAATCCACGTAATAAACAACATTAATATAGTTGTTTTCCCAACACGTGGTGGCATACTTACAAATAATTCATCCAGCTCATCATCAGCTAACGCCTGAAGTTCTTCAACTACAACTTTTAATACTTTCCTCCGCGGTTGATAGAATCGTTCCTCTGGTGGTCTATCAATTTCTAGATAAATTAAATAATCTTCAAAACAGTAAGGTGCACGAAACAATAAAACTTTTCGATACAGATCATACCATTCTTCACCTTGTTTAACATTTTTAATTACTGCTCTCTTAACCAGTTCACTGCCTTTTCTTATGCTTAGTTCACTTGTCTCTAATCTGCATAACTCGAAACAGCTGTTTACTATTTCAAAAGAACTTCCTTTTTTCTTTAATGCATTTGATATTTTATCTACATACAATATAAAAACCCCTTTCCATTACGGCTCAGGGCTCTAATTTTTATTATATATTATTAATCGTTTTTTCTATTTTAGGGAATTGCATCGCTAGCCATTCTACCATGTCCTCATTATGAAATGCATAGCCATATCCAATACCACTTTCGATTAAATATGCATGAATAATTTCATGCCTAAGTATGCTTTCTATATCGTTAGGTGTTTTACTAAGAATAACTATTTTTTTTATTTATGCTATCTGTATACCCATCCGCATCGTTGTTTTGCATGTCTTCATCAGGGTTATCGATATATTTTAAATCATATTTTGTTCCCAATATATTTAGTTTCATAACGTTTCCTCCAGTTTATATATAAAAAACCGACGTATAAAATATACATCGGCTCATGGCTCTAATATGTGACTGCATTAATTCGCTACGCAAACCAAACCACTCTCCCTTGCAGTCTATTTTTTGTTTGGGAGTTTTTTCGATATCTTTAGGATACTTTAATTTTATACCTTTTTTTTATTACTTTCAACACCTCGTATGTATCCTAGTGCATATGCATTAGATACCAACTCTATATCATTTTTCGATTCACTATTTAAAATTAGTATTTCATCCACCATAAGACCACTATCTGTTTTAAATACTTTCTTAGCCTTTTTAATAATATCAATTAATTTTGATTCCATTTTCTTGTTCCTCCATTTAATCTTAGAGGCACTTGTTAAAAGGTAGACAATTTACCTTTTATGTATTATAATACAAGTGCTTTAAGGGTAGATATTTGAATAAATTTGGTCGTTTAACGAATATCTTCAATAGCTGTCAGTTCAACATTAAACTGTAATTGTTGGACTGATTTTTTTTGTCCTTCTAACAACTTTTTCTTTTTATTAATTTCATTTGTAAAATCAGGTAATGAAATACCAAATTTATCTAGTATTTTTAATTGTGCATCCATAGTAATAATTGGGTTAATATCCGCATCTTTTGCTGATTTTCTCAAAACATCCATTGTTCTAGCAACTTCACCTAATGATGTGGCTTTAACGGGATAAACACCATAGTGTCCATATTTTCTTATAGATGGTAGTATTTCACTTGTTACTAAATGTTTAAATTCTTTGGCCTCCTCTAATTTACTAGCAAAGATTAAACTGTATAGTCCTGATTCGTTGATAATTAATGTGTTCTGCGCACCGCCATGGGGGTGAACAATTCGTTCAGTCCTTTTATCTTCTTCATCTACATGATCTCTAATAGCTTTATGTGGGTTACTATATCCTAAAATCGTAGCTATATCTTTACCAACAAACCATGGTTCATTATCAACCACTAAACTTCTTACTTCTTTTCCTTTAAAACTAAATTTTAATAAATCATTCATATTTTTATATTCCTCCTTAATTTATAATTCCTTTAACTAACTTAATATCTTCATTATCCCAATCCTCATATTCCAGTGTTAATGATAACCCATACGATGGACCAAGCAATGCACATAACTGGTAATCATCATTCTTAATTGTTTCAAAGACTTGACATCTGTTAATTTCTTCGTCAGTTTCTGCGTTTTCTAATTGTTCACCTATTTTAGTAAAGCATTTAGTTAAAATATTATAAATAAGTGTACCGTCATCAAAAGTACCATACTCAATAGATACCACAGACGATACATAGTGTTTTAATAGAAACATCATAAGTCCTAAAACGTTCTCAAAAACATATTCTATGATATTAGGAACTTGAAATGAAACAATCACTTTATCACTTTCATCAAACATATAAGTTACTGTAATTTCTATTGATAAATCATGTTTCTTTATTTCATATTTGTAAGTTTTTGATGCTTTGTAAAAAGGTGTGCTTTTTATTTCTACATACTCAAAATCATTTGTTTTGAATTCTTCTTTCATTCCAAAATAATTCATACTCTCTATAAAACCATTTAATTGAATAGTCTTATGTTCTATGAATACTTCCTCATTTACTTCCATTTTTACTCCCCTTTCTTTGCTAAGTCTTTTTTTATTAAATCCTCTACGTATCTGCTAAAATTAGTCTTCTTTTTTAAGCAAAATATCTTAGCTTTTAAAACTAAATCTTCATCTAATTTTACAGTAGTTGTTCTTTTAGTCATATTTCTCACCTCCGATTCTGATATTTATATATTATCACCGTATTTATTGCTTGTAAAGTATATTTATATAAAATTATAATATACCGTGTAATTATTGCTAAGTTGATATATAATGATAATAGGAGGTGTAAATATGGATGCAAAAATAATCTCTTCAAAAATAAAACAATTGCGAATTTCTATGAATATGACACAAAAAGACTTTGGCGAACTAATTAATGTAACACAAGCTACTTTGTCTTCATATGAAAATAATTCTCAAGTCCCAAACGTAGAAACGTTATGCAATATAGCTGAAAAATGCAATGTCACAATGGACTGGTTATGTGGTTTATCAAACATAAAAAGAATCAATAATTTTGATCGATATTCCGATATTGCTAGTCTGTTACTCAATATTTTCAAAACAATTGATGTATATATTGAACCGCCTGATACAATGGGTTTGGATTTTTATTCAAAAATAACAATTCATGACGATAATTTGAATAATTTTATAGAAAAATGGATAAAATTAAAAGATATTCACAAAGACAAAACCATAGATGATGAAATGTATGAAATGGTAGTACAATCATTAATAGACAAATACAAAGATACTACAATTGTTAACCCTTATCGTGACATAAAATTTTAAAGCCCCAGACTCTAATGAGTAAGGGGCTTTGTCTTATTATTCACGTCCTGTTATTTCTCTTGCCTTTTTATCACTATCATTCCACGATTTCTCTTGATCGTCTACTATTTTTTTATACTCCTCGGTTAGTTTTCTACTTTCTTCGGCTGATTTTTTTGACTCTTCAATCTGTTTTTGAATCTTTTTTTCTTCCTCATTGGTATACTTACTACACCCTACAAAACCAAAGCACAATAACAAAATCAATAAACTTTTAATTATTTTTTTCATTTTATCCCTCCCCTAATTATTCTTCTCTAATTATAAAATATTGATTGGTGTTTTTCAATTTATAATATGAGATTAATTTCTTAATATTATCAACCCCTGACATAATTATAATACGTACGCTTACCAATACCGACTTCTCTACACGCTTCGGTTACCTTACTACCATTATTAACCATTTTAATTACTTCGTCAACTTTCATCTTTACATCAGGTCTACCAAACTTAACACCACGCATTCGTGCTGCTTCAATCCCTTCTCTTTGTCTCTCTAATGTTGTGATTCTTTCTTGTTCAGCTACAGAACTCAAAACCTCCAGTATTATATTATTAATCATTTCAATAACCCATTGTTGCCCGTCTAGTTCAATTAGTGTCGTAGGCATATTTAAAATTCTTAAAATGACACCTTTTTCTTTGAAATAATTGAATTCTCTTATTGTATCTCTCTTATTTCTAGAAAGTCTATCCAGTGCATGAATATAGATTACATCACCAGCTGCTACTACTTTTTTTAGTTTTTGATAATTTTCTCTATTGGTATTTTTTCCGCTTAGTTTATCACTATAGATATTTTTAACATCAACATACTTGGTTAGACTATCAATTTGTCTATCCAATTTTTGCTCTTTAGTTGATACACGAGCATAACCGTAAATCATATCTATTCCTCCTCATTGTTTAATATTACTGATCTTGCTACTTTATCACTTCCATTTTTAGGTCTTAAAATAATTTCATATCCCAACGTATCCATAATTTTAACTAACGTTTCTATTTGGGGGTTATTTGAAATCAATACAGTATTCAAACTACTTGGTCTGGCATAACCCATTTTTTCACTCAATACTTTTTGTGTCATGTGTTCTTGTTTAAGAATCTTTTTTATTGCTTGTTTTGTTTTCATTTTATCACCTCAAATATATTATACTTATTTATGCGTTTATTTTCAATACTTATTTATAAGTCTTTTTTATTTTTCGGGTGGAAAAGGACATCAGATATACTATATATACACTAAAAAACACCCCTAGGGGTGCATAAAAGTGGTTTTTATTGCACGTTTTAATTATACTTATATATACGTTTTAATTATTGATAAAATACTCGTTTGTACGTATAATAATAGTGTGGTAAGTTAATTACTTACCCGTAAGTATTTTAAAAAGTAAAGGAGGTGATCAACGATGGCAATAAAAAAAGAAGTAGAGCTATATAAAGAGTGGTGCAACACTCTAGGGCTTAAACCTTACGAAGGTAGAAACCTTATAGCTTACTTCAAACGCTAATATGTAGGGGCTTATATAGCCCTTACATACATAGTATATCATAAACAATTAAATATATAAAGGAGCGTATATATGAAACTATACATAATTAGAATTGCTTATAGATTACACATAATAAATTTGGAAAGGGCGCTAAATATAGCGTATAAGGTAAATTAAGATGGAAGAACTATTAAGATTTAGTGGTATGAATAACAGTGATTATATAGTAATTGATATACCTGATAGAGATTTAGCGGTTTTAGTAGGATTGGACGAAGATTATTCATCCAGATACCACGATGATTTAAACCCGCTACAATCTCTTATAGATGATTTATTTGAATTAGAATGCGACGAAATAATGTTTATAGATAACGATTTAAAACAATCTATCATTGAAGAATTAACAGAACAATTGGATATCGACCGTCTTAGACAATTCGTTAATCTATGCAAGGAGGTGGCTTAATGCTTTGGTTAATTAAAGTAATGTTTAATATCATATTCAACATAGTATTTCTAGCACCTATAACATTTATTAAAGTATTTGCATTATGCACTAAGAAAAGATAAAATTAATGTAACGGAGGAATAAAAAATGAAAACATTAAGTTATATAAATTCCACGATAGAAGATATTATTGTTGGAAAAAAAAATATTATTTTGGACAGCTATGGGACGGCAACGGGGGTGATTCTCAAGGGAACGAACTATTAGAAAGTCGTTGTATTGCTATATACGATGAAACAAACGAGGAAGATAAAATAGTAGATTTTGAAATAACAGAGAATGATGAAAATATATTACAAACAATAGTAAAAGTAACTTTTATATCATAGATAGCTTAACAGCTATCTTTTCTTTTAATCTAAATATAGCATTTAAAAAACGTCGTATAAGCGACGTTTTTTATTTACCCTACAAATTATAACCATTTATCACAAACAACGCTTATACGCTAAATTATAGTTATCCAGCCAAATACACACACCTTTATATACTTATATAAATCATTCCTAGCCACTATATGAGTTGTTTAACATTCTTACTATGTTTTATGCCTTTGCATATAAAACAGCCCCTACAGTAACAAAAAAATAATAAAAACGCGAATTTAGCAACCATTTTAGTCACACACTAAATAAATACTAAGCTGAAATCCCCTATTAATGCGTTTCTGTCAAATTTTGGGTACAAAAAAAACGGAAATTAATCCGTTTCTATTACATCAGCTTCAATTATCTCTAAAAGTTCATCGGCTGTTTTAGTTTCACCTAGGTTATTTTCATGTTTAACGATACTTTCGGTCTGATCTTTCATGCCGTAGTAGTTTTTTGCTCTGAAAATATACGCCACCGGGTTCATCTTACCGTTTATTAATAAATTGGCGTCAAAATCAGATAATAATTGACGAATTCTTTTTGCTAAATCAAACCTATCAAACTCCGATTTACTATCTTTTTCACTCCAATTATACAATGTTTGAGTAGTTGTACCGATTGCAAGTGCGCACCCTTCCAGAGTTGGTTTTAATTGATTTTTGTAGCAGTCGTTAAAATAAAATTCAATACGTTGTGCTATTTCTTCGTCATTCTTAGCCATTGGTACATTCCAGTATTTGAATGCGTGTTCTAAAAGTTTAGCATTTATCGGATCACTAATACTAGAAAGTGATGGCGTATTAGAACGTTCGCCGCCACGGGTTTCGTTTTGATTAATCGGTGACGTAGTACCGTTTATTTTCGCCTTAGTTCTAGCAATATCATTTAATGTATAGAGTTTATCAGGGTCTACATCGATATTTAAAGATTCAGCTTTGTCTAATAATGCTTCTTTAGTTCTTGGTTTGTGTTTTTTAGTCATTATTATCACATCCTAATAATTTTTTGAGTGTTAAAGACCCGTTCATAGCATTATTAATAATATTTTCATTGAACATATGTATTTCCTCCTTAAAATTTGTAAAGTACTTCAGTACATTGGGGGTGGGGGTCGTTGTTATATATATGTAATTATGTATATTTATAGTGTTTTTTATTTATTTTTTAATAACAATATATATAAATGTACTAAATGTACTAATATATATAAAGTCTAGTAATATCAACACTTTAGCCCCAGCACGTTGATATTTTTTTAGAAGTGCTTTAAACGCACTATTTTAATAGTAACGCACTAAAAATCATTTTCAAAATATCTAAAGTGCGTTACTCGGTACGTTTAAATTAGTTTCGGTACGTTATTTTTTTAATTCCACGCACTGAATTTTTGCAGTAGTTTTCTATATCATTTCTATATTCTTTGGCACACTTTAAAAATTCTTTCTTAAATGCTCTCATGTTATTTTTGTATGTATAGCCGTTACGCGCCGACCATGAAGAATATAATGAATATAATTCCTGATTAGTGAGTTCGCCTACTTCGCGATAAACAGTATTGCAGTCGCTGTCTAATTCTTCAATAGTCCAGTTGAACTCCTTGGTAAAAAGCACGATAGGATTTGCTGTCTCCTTGTATTCTTCCATCTGTTCCTTCTGATCGTCGGGAATCGTAAACTTACCATTATGTTTTAGTTTTTTATATCCCTCATATACCCAGTTGAATATACCTGACAGATTTTCAGATGTTTGTAATTTAGCTTCGATATTTCTATCTGCGCTACGTTCATTTTCATTTACTGGGTTGTCTGTAAATTTAAATGGAAACTTTAAAATAAGCATTCTTCGCGTAAATCCATCTGTTAAGTCGCGGGATTTTGGCAGTTCGTTACATCCAAAGAATAATTTGCACCGAGGCTTGAACTGGATAAAGTCCTTGCCTTTGTAGCAAGCCTGAATTGGATCTCCGGCAACAACCGATTTGAAATTGGTTTCCGCCCCCTTGGAATCTGTCTTAGTTTCGTTAGAAACATTTATCAGCTTACCCATCAGGTAGATGAGCTGAAATTTATCATTGAACGCTGTAAGCTCTACATTAGATACATTCGAAGCACCGCCAAATACACGCTGTATTGTGTTTAGATATACTGATTTACCATTAGCTCCATTCCCTACTAAGTAAAGTGCTGACTGTAATATGTTTGTTGAATATAAAGCGTACCCCGAATATTCCTGAAGCAGTTGAATTTTCTTAGGATCATCGAAAATTGAATTGATGAATTTATCCCAGTCACTTGAATGAGCATTTGGATTGTACGGATAAGGCAGTTCATATGATAAAAAATCATTTTCGTTATGCTCACGTAAATTTCCAGTTTCGATTTCAAATGTACCATTAACGAAATTGATAAGCGGTTTCTCGTTAGGAATTTTATCCGTAACTGTATCTGCCTTTATTAACCCTAAAACTGAGTTTAATTTAGATAATGTACGTACTGAACTGTATTCCTGACCGATATATTTACGACACTGTTCATCAGTTATTGACTGCCAGTATCGCCCGTTGTATTCCATTATCCCCAATGATGGATTATGTATAAATTTATGTTTTTTCATGACGACCTTTGCTATTTCATCGTCTGTTGATGGTTTTAATGACATAGATTTTACCTCCTTGATCCACTCTTTTGACGCATCAGGGAAAATTTGATCCCTGATTATAACATCAAAAATATCAATGATATCTGTACGTTTTATATAACGCCGATTATTAATTATAAAGTTTTCAAAATCTTCCTTATTTTTAAACATTTTAGCAAGCGATTTAATACCTTGCTCTGCATCGTTGATTAAAGCAGCTAAATTCCCACCATCCTGATAGTAGTCTGAAATATCCTTATATTTAGATGGGGGTGTTGATACAATGAACGGTATGTGATAGCTGAATAATTTTTTAGCCATTGAAACTGTAAACTGTCCGCCTGATTTATCGTTGTCGAACGTCAATAGGACCTTGTCAAAATTTTTAGCTATCTGTAATATATGTTTTGTTTGTTTTTTTGAAAAAGTTCCCCCCGCCATACTTAATACAGCGTAGTTTTCCTGATAGAACGATAAATAATCAAACGCTCCCTCGGCTAAAACGAGTACCGATTTATCACGGTTTAGTGTATCTAATCCAAAAATATCATTTTCATTGAATCCGTCTAAATACGGTTTTTTATACTTGGGATTGGTTTTTGTTACCTCACCCATCGTTCTACCGCAGTAATAACATATATATCCGTTCTTCCACATAGGAATTATTAATCGATTTTCATCGAAATTAAATCCGATTTTTAATTTATTTATGGTTTCATCGTTGATTTTGCGATTATGTAAATATTTACGGTGTTCATCGGTTAAATTTTTATGCCATGCTTCGACTTTATTACATAGATTTTGTGTGTAATCTTTCCATTTTTCGGAATACTCGCTATTAGGTAATGGTATGCCGGTATATTCACTAAGAAATTTTATCGCCTGACCTCTATCAGCATCATATGTGTGCAGCGCCAACAGGTCAATGACATCACCGCCCTGAGCATCTGAAAATGAATACCAGTAATCATTGTTGATGACGACTGAATTAGGGTTCGACCCGCTGTGTAAGAAACTAGGACACCTATCCCCCGAATTTTTAATAGGAAGTCCACAAACAGAAGAAGCTATCGCAACGCATGACGTAGCGTTTTTGATAGCCTCAAGGGTCACTTTAAATTCATTGTTATCGTTTGGCATTACGTACAAAAGCCTCTATCTGCTCAGGGGATAAATTTTTATACATTCTGTAAATATAAATTTTTTCAACTGTCTCACAAATGATTATCGTTAAAAGAATTATTGTTAGTAAAACAAATATATACATTTTTTATCTTTCCTCCTAAGAAAATAATATTTTAATAGCGCAATTCGCTAAAAAGATACCTAAAAAAACCCATAATATATTAAATGACAATCCAAAACACATACATATCCCCCATACAATCAGTGCCGGTAGACCAAACTTAATCAATAAAGCGATGATAACTGCTAAAACAGTTGTGATAAATGTAACCATTCTAATATCCTCCATTTTGTCTTTCATGATTTATTTTATTTTTCTTTAAATACATTTCGTAAATCTCATCCCATGTAAAACCAAAACGATGTCCTAAAGCAAACAATTTTTTAATCGAATAATCAAACCCCGACATTGATGCAATCGTTATTAACTCTGTGAATATATTGTCACGACTGTATGGATTACTATCAGGAAAACAATCATTATACGTGAAATTAATATCAATTTCGTTATAATTAAGTAAGCTTACTGCAAAGTGCAGACAGTCAACATATTCCTCTAAAGCCTTTTCTTTATTGTCTACAGCCGATTTCTTCCAGTGTTTAAAATATGTTGGAAGTTCATTCATCAGCTCGCCTAGCTCAACGAATAGAGCTATACTCATTTTATTTTCAGGATATTCATTACCATTTAAAATACGTGTATCTAAAATAGTTTGTTGTTTTCTTATATACTCAAATTGTTCTTTAAATTTATTCATTATATTCCTCCTAAATAATTAGCGCATTGCACTGAAAAGAAACGGTTTTCTTCAAATTTCATATTTAATTTTTTTATTTTTTCCAAATTCCAAATTCCTAAACAAGTAAAGTATTTAACCCTAACGCCTGTGGTTATGAAAGGTCTAACAACGTATAAACATTCTTTTGCTACATTATCCCAAACCCACATATCCTCTTTTAACTCTTCAAATTTGTATGGTTTAGGATTATAGACATCGCTCAATTCACAATCTAATGAATAAATTGTTCTTTCTAGTTCATCATTTGAATCACTTAATTCTTTTGCTTTATCAATGCAGTTTTTTAATTGCTCATCAGCAACGCCCCAATTATGATATAACATCTTAATGTAGTCTATTAATTCAACTTTCGTTAGATTTTTTAAACTACTATCGCTATGTAGCTTAAAGCGCTTAAATTCCGATGTATTTTCTTTTGGTTTAAAATGTTCATTGATTAAATCAAAATATTTTTGTTGAAAGTCTCTAATAATTTTAATTGCCTCTTCTCCAGCAATTTCAACTTTAACTTCAGCTAGATTATTTAGTACTTCTAATATTGCATTTATTGCTTGTCCGCCCTTAACATACAACTCTATATATTCTTCTTTACTAAGCATTTTCCTTACACCACTCTTTCCATTCTTCTTTTGTAAATGCTTCATTGCTATCCTCATTATTATATGCAATTAAACAATCATCAAACGATTCCAAATGTTCACACGCTTTATCTAATGCTTGTTCTGAATCCATACAATGAGTAATAACTCTAACTAACTCCGCCACATTTTCATCTCTAAAAGGATTTACACGACGAGACAATTCTTGCAACGCTGTACTAGCTTTCTTTTTGTCAAATTTCCAATCTTCTTTATTTTCCATCAAATCTACCCCAGTTCTTTCATTTGTGCTGTTATTGCATTATGTAACTGTGTTGAAACATGATATATATTTGTGCAATATGTTTGTCTATCCATTATAAAATGAATGAATTTTATTTTATTACCATCATCATATTCATAAGCAAATCCTCTGTTATACTTTTTATATTCAAATCCTAATTCCTCAAACATTTCTTTAGCGGTCATTTTTACCTTCCCATGCGTTACTAAAATTGGATTTTTAGGCGTTGCTTCATCAACTTCATTATTAATAAAATCAACAACAAATGTCTCTATTTCTTTATAGCAATCTATTGTTTCTGTTGTACCATCTTTTAGCACTATTTCATTTTTTAAATCCTCAACGCCTAGATCATTAAATAATCGTTTTATTCCAATTAAAGAATGTAATAAACGCTCTTTTTTTGTTAATTTACTCATTTTTATCACTCCCTAAATACGGTTTTGGTAAAGGCATCCAAGCGTCAACCATGTTATATGACCACCACCAATTTCCTCTTGTTTCAAACCAATGTTTTGTATCTGCATGATATTCAAGAATACTTATATGCTTATTTTTAATAGTTAAAACAACTTGTCTATCATCAGGCAATCCTTTTTTAACTGGTACCCATGTTGTTTTATCAACTAATTCTTGTAATAAAATACGATCCATTACAATTAATTCACAGTTACAATTACCTTTTTCATCGAAATAATCATTTTCACAAAGCCTATCTAACGCTTCTTGATATTTTGAATTACTCATACTTCCACCTCATTATTTTATATTTCCAACTCTTAACGGGTTATAAAATTGGTTTGCAATTTCCTTTTTAACATCTTCAAGATCAATAGTTACTTTTACATTTTCACTGATATAAATATCTCTTAAATCTCTTTTTCTAATCATTGGTGCAACACAATCAGCTTTCATATCCATAGCATAATCCGCATGATGTTGTAGTGGTAATTCAGCTAATGCACAAGCTACCATTCTTTTATAATTACAAATGCTTCGTTTTTTACACACTTTACATTTTGTTGCTAACATTGTTAAAAATCTCATTATTTAAACCTCGTCGTCGATTATAATATCTCGTGGCATTTGAAATACATCATTGCTATGTGTTATAATTTCCCCTACCCAATCTTGTTCGCTAGCAACATTTCTAAATATATTGTCATTGTTTGCAATGTGTTCTTGTATCATATCCAATACTTTGATTGCCTTTTCCTCGGTTGAATATGTGCCTAATATGATTGGTGTATCATCAATGCTATACCCCTCTATGTCATAGTCACCATCGTAACTATCATCTATATAAAACTCCGCACATTTGCCCATTCTACATTTATCTTGACTTCTAATCCAAATTCCCATCTTCAATTACCTCCTCGTATAAAATTTCCATTCCATATGCTTTAGCAACTTCATATTCAATTCTACAGCCTCTTGCATTTTCCCAACCTTTTGCAAAATAAGCAACATGACATAGGCTCATATTTTCAATTGATTTAGCTATGAAACACATAGGAATATTCACAACTCCACGTTCTTCCATTTTTTCTTTACTGTACCATTCATCGGTAAAGAAAGTATTTACAACTTCATATCCTTTACTTTCTAAAAATGCCATTGCCTTTTCTCTAGTTTTAATAATTTCTTCATCACTTAAGCCATTTATTGGTTGACTAAACATTGCTTTTTTATTCATCTTCAATTACCTCACAATTACTTAATATTTCATCGATGTTGTACGGTTCTTCGTCTTGCCATTTAACGAAACTAAATGTTGACTTGAACATGCCTACATAATCACCACGACTACCCCACGTTGCATTACCCTTTGTAGGTTGCTTTTCAAATCCATACAATCTGTTACTTTTATCTCTTGCAATAAAATTAAATCCCTCTTTTTTAGCAACTTTTAAATATTCATATTCAAATTTTGTTAATTTAACAGGTTTTTTATATTCTTCTAATAAGTCCATAAATGACACCTTTAAGCACTCTTCACAACGTAAATTTGGTCTACAACATCCATCTATATTACTTTGTTTTGTCGTTACTCTTGCTAAATAACACCTCAAAGCATCATTTGCGTGATTAAAATTTAAAATTTCTTCTTTAATCTTTTCTATCCTTAACATTATTTTTGTTCTCCTTAAATTTATTGTTCCAATACCTTTTATTATTAAGATAGTTAGACATACAGCTGTAGCTACAGAATGTATAATTGCCCCTTCTATAAGCCCATTCTTTCATGTAGATGCTTACGTATGCCTTACCACATATAGGACATTTTCTTTCTTCAATACGATTAATTTTTCCCGACATATGTATTATAAATTTGTACAGCTTGCTCGACTGATCTAACTACAAACACAAGATGTCCTAACTTGCGTAACTCCTCGTGAAATTTATCCTGAGCATTTCGAGTTTTACCAGTCTTAGTTTTAATTTCATACCATAATGTCATCCCATTGGGGCATATAATCATTAAATCAGGAGTTCCTACTATGCCTATTTTTATAGGTGTCATATTGTTTGTGTAAAAATTTCCTACTTGCATTCTGTAAGGAATAGCACCTAATTGAGACATAGAAACTTCAATCTTATTTTGTATAACTGTTTCAGGATTCATCGGTTACCTCTTTTTTTACTTTTTATTCTTCTGCTTCTAGGTGTAATATAGAATGCACTTTGCTTATAAAATTTATTAAATTTATAATTATTCATAGCTTTCTTAACACTCACTCTTCCTAACATTTACATCACCTTTTTCAAAATCAACACGTACCGTTTTAGCGTATCTAATTTTCTCGATGGCACTAGAATGGCAATGTTCACATATCCAGTAGTTATCTTTATTACCCTTGAAATTAAAATCTATATCGTCTAAATGCATTTCTTCTCCACAGTATTTACATTTCATTCTATAGCTCCTCTAATTTAGTTATTTCTTCATCTAGCCATTGTTCAATAGTATCTGTTATCCTATCGTGCAAGTCTTTTGGCAAAATTATACTCGTACTCTCTATACAACCTCTCGTTTCCCTACCTATTCCAATCATACGTTTAGTTTTAAAAATCCTAATGGAATACCTACCGAGATATGGACCGTGATATTTTTTTCCGCACCACTTCATTAAATCTTTAATAGGTTTTATCTTGTCTAACCGTTCTTTGTATTCTTCATATTGTTTTTCTGTCATTTTCTAACCACCTCATATTCATTGCCATTCAATTCTTCTTTAAGCAATAGTGGGAATCCCAGAATTATGGGAACATAGTTATTTGGTATCATTTTGTAAGATTGAATCGTTTTAATATATGAATACATAGCACGTGAAACATAGATAATATATTCACCCTCCTTACCAAGCAATGAATCATAAATTTCATCAACCATATTTTCATAAATACGTCTATTGATTTTCATATTTTCTTACCTCTGATAGAATTTCATCCTTTATAGCGGATATATGGCTTATTATTTCATTAACACACTCTAAATCGTGCGTTCTTATTTCTCGGTTTATAAGTCCTAGGGTTAAATCATCAAGTGATTTATAAAAACTAATTGGTTGTAAATATTCTTCATTTGTTTTTTTATTAAATAATATTTTATTTAATATATAGCAGTGTGTGTCTGAAGTGATTATGTAATTATCATTTATTTTTAATTTCATAATTTTAACTCCTTGTTTCGTACCGAATAACAGCATTTTAGCCGTAACCCGTGATTGACTGCTTTTAACACAGTCGTATAATATACGCCGTACTTTTCCGCAATATCTCTAGTTGTTCCTTCATAAACAATATTATTTCTATCGTCTAACACTTGTAGTGTCTTTGTTCTTGTTGGAGCATCATAACCATAGTAGTCCAAAAAATTACGATAGCTTTTGAACTTTTTTTCAACAGTTTTTATATCTCCGCCCAACAGAATAAACTCTTTCTTTGTAGGCGAACGGTAATAACTGTTTAAAAACTCGTCAACAATATTAATATCTTTCATTGTATGGATCACCTCTATTTCCAATTGCATCAAATAAACTTTCCTGCTCATATCTCTTACTAAATTTATTGCAGTGCTTTTTAGTAGGTTGAATTTCCAACCTACTAATCGTACACTTATTTTTTATATTGTGTTTACAGCACTTGCATATGTTATTCATCAGGACTCCACTCCAATCCTAGAACAATATAAGTCATAGTTTTAAGAAATGGATACTGCTGTTCATAATAGTTTTTAATCAAAAAGTTATTACCATCATCACTTAGTTTAAGTATAGAGTTATCAAATAGAGTTATTAAATCTAAATCGTCATCAGTGATTAAAGCTGAATTCATAATCTCATGGATCATGTAACTGTCTTTTTTATTTATGTAACATAATTCTTTCGCGTTTACTGCCTTACTTAAAATTCGACTGTTTAAATTACCGATGCAATCATTCTCTTTCGTAAGCAGATATCCAGTTTTAATGCCCTTGTAAATCTTGTATTCACCATCTACACAATCAATAACGGTACTGTCTAAAATATCGTTGTCAGCTTCATACAAGATACCTACATTAAAGTTATAAAAAAACAATGTATTGTTTTTCTTATATAATCGATAATAGTCACCGTTTTGTTTTGCTAATTTGCTCATTAATTCCACTACTTCATATAAACGACCATCCGTTTTTAAAATGTTTAATTTATCTTTCATAATTTTATTCCTTTTCTTTTAGCAGTAACGAATATCCATCCGGGCTTATACCCTCGTTCTCTTGCTATTTTTATTAAATCTTCTTTTGTTTTAGCCATTCCGACTTCCATTCTTTGTTTTCTCTTATGTTCAGCTATAGCTATTTTTTCTTGTTCGCTAATTTTTCGTAAACGAACTTCTTCCATACACTGCAATTCACGACCCTTAACCTCAAACTCGTGCCCACAGTAAGGACATTTATTTGCAGTTTTAAAAATCCTGAAACAGTTAGGACAGTTTCTGATTGTAAAACTACCATCATCATTATTTGTTTTATGTTTACGTTTAACACCCTCCAAAGTCCATTCTCTATTCTCATCGGGAAGACCATGTCTTTGATAATTACCAACACAATCAATAATAACTGCTTTTTTTCCATTACCATCAGGGGTTAAAACTCTCATACTCTGCTGTATATATAATGCTAAACTTTGTGTAGGTCTTAGTAGCAGTCCTATAGATGCATTAGGCAGTGTAATACCCTCACTTATAATATTTGCATTACATAGAACTGTATAATAACCTGAACGATATAAATCCATTATTTTTTTACGTTCAGTTTTATTCATCGAACCATCAATATGTACAGCTTTTATACCAGCTAAGTTAAACTCCTCACATACTTTTTTAGAATGATTAACACCGGCACAGTAAGCAATCGCTTGTCTGCCATCGCCTAATTTTTTATAACTGTCTATCACATCACCATAAATGGCACTGTTAAACATAAGATCATTAAGCTGCTTACCGTTATAGTCACCACCTAATGTATCGATATCAGTTAAATCCAATGCTATGTCAGGAGCGTAATACTCAAAATCTGCTATAGCACCTTGTTTTATTAAATATTTAACTGATACACCATTAATCAATGTATCGTACAATGTTAATTTATCTCCATTTAATCTAGTAGGTGTTGCGCTAAAGCCAATTATTATACAACCATAAAACTCGGCTATTTTTTTATAACTGCTTGCTTCACTCAAGTGACATTCGTCTATCAAAATAACCATAGGTTTTTCATGTTCCCCTAGGTGGTTTACTTCTGTAAATACACTTGCTAATCTACATTTATTTAACAACCCTAGACTATCTATCAGTTCTTTGTGCTGACTAAGGAGCTCATTTCTATGCGCTAGGATTAAACTATTGCCTTTGCAAGTTTCAACGAACTTAGCCATTACATAACTTTTACCACTACGGCAAGGTAACTGTATCAGGATACCTTTAGAACCTTTATTTATGGCTTTTATAGTATCCTGATAAACAGTTTCTTGATAATCTCTAAGCTGAATCATTGTTAAAATTGAATATCGTCTAATTTCAAGTCAGGTGTAGCTGTACTGTTAAAAGGGTTGTTAGTGTTAGTTTCTAATAATTTCTTTTCCTTAATTTTAAAATCACCTTTTCGGATTTTATCTGCACTTCTTACTTCATCAACAATTAATCTTGTCTTAACCTTTCCAGCATTAGGACCTTGTTGTGGGATATATTCTTCTTCACGAAGTACAACACCGATGCGCTGCCCCTTTAACTTTTGTTCATTCCAGTCCCATTTAAATGTTGGATTTGATTCTTCAACCGCAGTAATAAATCCTTTAAAAAATGACTGTGCCTTTTCTTTGTACGATCTATAGAAAGAACCACCCCAGAAATTCATTGTTTTATACAGTTCAAGGTAATAATCCTTGAACTCCCCCTCAGCAATATCAAAACTAATTTTTAAACATTCTTTGACCGCATCATCCTCTACATTTTTGATTACAGCTACATATCCATTGGCTGGCAAACTTTCAAATTCTCCCGCTTCTTTAATTTCATTCCAGTTATTGATTTGTTTCATATTTGTTTATCTCCTTACTTGATTTGTAAATTTTGTTTTTCTTCAACATGGGCATATAATGTCATATTGTTTTTTAAAAAATTCTTAGTTGCTTTTTTGTCAATTTTAAATTTAATTTCTTCTTTGACTAAATCAGTATCTTTGTACTTATTGACAAACTCAGTTTCATCATCAATGACAACTGATGATGATTTAGTAAACCGCAATACACATTTAGGTGTTTCGATTTTCTTAATACCGTGTTCAAGCATATATTTTGCTAAGAACGCTTTTGTATTTTCATTTCTATTTTCAATTGCTTTAGCTCTATCCAATAAAACCTTAGCTTCTTCTTTTAATGCATTAACATCAACGTCATTGTTTTTTAATACTACCGCAATAGCTTCTAACTTATCATTTTCGGCTAACTGCAACTCTTGAAATCTTGCAATATCGGTAATCTCGCCAGTTTCTTCGTCTACAAGTGAGTTAATCTCTTGATTAATTTCGTATAGTTTCATTAGCTCATAGCCTCCATTTCATAGTATTCTCTGATTGTTTTATCAACAATTTTTAAATCGTTTTCGATCTCGTCGCTGTCAAACATCTCCATTGGTGTCTTGACTGGATTCAAACCATCACTCCGAGTTAAAAATTTATAAACCCCATCGTCATTTCTAGCCATTATTACGATAGTGAATAAACCTTCCATTGTTAATTGACTATCAATCATTTTTCCTGATGTCTTAGCTTTTATATGCCCGTCTTCAGTTCTTTCTGTATGGTGCAATAAATATACAGTCACATCATCATTTAAACTTGATATAAAATCCAAAAGATTTTTAAATTCGACTGCAATATCTGTAAACTTTCCATAGCCCACTTCTTTAGCCTTATCAAACATTTGAAATGACATCAAATATTGGCTATCATCAATAACAAATGTTTTGCATTGATTTTGAAATTTGGACATTACTTGTTTTATTGCATCATACCTTTCACTACCATGATGTTTTCTTAAATCCAAACTGTTCAGTTTCTTTCTAAATGGCAATGCTTTTCCAGCAACATTCAATACCATTACCTCTGATTTCTCAAAATTTCTTAGGGAAGTTGATTTTCCACTTCCTGAACTTCCTAACACGAGTACCGCTAATCCCACTGTTTCATTTCCTCCTTAACATTTTTTATTTCTTCTCTTAACTCTCTTGATAAATCAAAATCCGCATTGTCCCAATGATCTTTCATTTCTAACTCAAAAAGCTGGCGTTCAAGATTGAACAACTTTTCCTTCGATTCAGTCATATTAATCCTCCACAAGTTCAATGAACCTACAAGAAGTTTTATTATGAAGATGTTCTAAATTTTTAATTCCAGTTCTCCATAAATAACCTTCATCATTGTAAATTTCCCCGTTTTCTGACTTATAGATTTTTCCTTTCGTCATATAAACTGATGAACTTTCTACACAAACAAGTTTCCTATTGTAATATTCAAGACCGCGTTCCCAGTCCCAATCAAAAGTATAAGCAGAACGATTTTTAATCATTCCTAACGCTCTAAATGCTTCACCTGAATACTTAAAATGTTTAACTTTCATAATATCAAAATTTTGATTTTTCTCATGAAATAAATCATCATTGTATTCTCCGAAAGAAACATATCTTCCGTCCTTGATATCCATAAAAACTACAACATTATCTTCAAAATTTCCTTGTACCATAATTTGGACTTCACCATTTTTCAGTTCAACCACATCACATACTTTTAAATCTTCTTTTTTCATTTTTTATCCCTCCAGTATATAAACTTCTTTGTATTTCCTATCAAATTTGCTATGGTCGCTTACATATACATCAATTACCTTTCCTCTAAATGAACCGGTATCTTCAGCAATGTATATATGACCGTCAATCATTATCTTTGAACCTAGGGAAATATAATTTGTATCTACCCCTACCGTTCTACCCTCTACATAATTTGTACCTGAACGGGTTAAATATCCCGTCCACTGTCCGTTACATTCATAACAGCTACAGTAGTTAGTAATTTTGTAAATACCCAGTGATCTTCAAGCGGATATCTCTTGCAATCCATAAGCAGAAGCTTCTTGTACTTCAGTGGGATATACTTCTTTGAATTCAGCATCTACTCGTGTACATACGTTTCCAATAACGCTAACTACTAGACTTGCTATAATAAGAACCACTGCAAGTACTGTTAATATTCCACGACTTCTAAATCTCATTGTATTTTCTCCATTTTTGCGCTATAATTTTTATGTGTGTTGTGTGTCACCGATTGCAGTCGGTGACTTTTTTATACCAATGATGTCATAGATAGTTTCTCTACTTAACCCTGTTTCTTTAAGCACTACATCGATAGGTAGCTCTGCTCCGTCATAATTCAAGTTATATTTGTGCTTAATTTCTCTTATCCGTGTATAAATGTATGTTTTTCCTCGACCGATAAATATTAATTTTAGTTGCTCAAAATTTAGCATTTTTAAAACCCCCATAAAGGTAACTGCTCATAGTTTGTTAATTCTTTCTTCATAAATTTGTTAATAAAATAAATTTGACCTTTACCAGTAATAAAAGTAGTTTTATTGATTCGTTTCAAACCGCCTGAATATTCCCAAGTACTTTCAACTAATTCCATAATTCCTAATTCTAATGATCGTTGGGTAGGTTCATTACGCATACATTCACGTTTGATTAAATAACCTTCATTCCTTAATACTTCAAACAGTCTATTTTGACCAATACTTATCCCATTTTGTTTTAATAATTTAGCTAAATCACCAATATAAATTGAATCAGGACTAGCGCTAACTGCCTCTGCAAACAATGCCTTTTCTTTTAATTGTTCGTTTTCTAAGGTTAAATGTTCAATTTTACTATTCGATAACAAAACCGCTCTAGCCATGATTTGCTCTGGGCTGTTCCATTTCTTTTCTAATTCAATAAAATACTGTCTAGCTTGTTTACCTTTCTCACTTCGCTGAAGCATCGAGATTTCTTTAGCCATATCAATACTGATTTCATAATCTGTTGAAGGACGTCCACCTTGAGGGTTTTGGACAATTTTGTCCATAACTTCTCTAAAATCAATATTTTCTTGAAAACCGTATTCAGCCATTCTTCCAAACCATTTTTTAAATGGTGTTTCAATTTCTAAAAACTTATGTAATTCTCTTGCTGATAATGTAATGCGTTCATTATCATAATTAGCTTTTAATAATTCGTTCATTTTATGCTCACTCTTTTTTTTCTTAACTTTTGCTATTGCCTTGTCGTATTTTCTTTTTTCGTTCTCATTGGATAAAGCGTACTTTAATGCAACTTCAATAGCTTTCTTATTTTGACTCATTTTCTTCTCCTTCCCAATAAATTTAAGTTCTCATTTAGCGAACTTGTTAATTAAAAAAAATTGCTTGTACAGACTGGTTATAAAAATTCGCTATTTTTACCATTATTTCAGGTTTTGGTCTTCTGAATCCATTTTCGTAATTTGCGAGTGATGATTTAGCAATACCTAGTGAATTCGCTACCTCGTCCTGTGTTAAATTATTATCTTTACGTAATTTAACCAATCTTTCTGCAATTTTTTCATTACTTGCTTCCTTATTCATATTACCACCTCCTTTATTTAAGTTCGCCTATCGCGAACAAACATATATTACCATTGATATATTTTGTTGTCAATTCAATTCGCAAACTTTTTTGTTTTAAAAGTTTGCATTTTGAGTTATAATAGATTTGTAGGAGGTGATATAGATGGACACAAACAAAGAAATTGGTAAAAGGATCAAAGAAGTTAGAAATAATAAAAATATTTCTCAAGTTGACCTAGCTAAACAAATTGGTGTGGCAAAGAGTACCTTAGCTGGATACGAAAGTGGCTATAGAGCTCCAAACTACGAAATATTAAAAAAAATAGCTAATATTCTTTGTTGTACAGTAGAATATTTAATAATGGGAGAAGATGAAGAACCTGATTTAGATATCATTTCAAAGATTGATAAAATTATGTCAGGAGAAAGTGAAGAAAGAAAAAATCTTGTAAAAGCAATAGTTGACTTCTCGGACGAAGACATACTGTTGCTTGATAAGATAATAAAAGGTTTCGGGAACAAAAAAACCGATTAATGTTAATCGGTTTCCTGGCGAGCTTGCACCAAACATTTAATTATAAGTTTCAAAACTCGCGTATTATGAACTTCTTTTAAAAGCTCTGTTATGTGGGATTTAAGTAACTTTTCATAATTTAAGTCCATAATAACACCCCCTCTTATGTCATTTTTGGGATAGAGAAGTGTAATTACATTATATAACAATCTGAATCCAAAATGTTAAAACGAGGGTATTTGTCCGATTTCTCGGACGGAATTTTATTTATATGGCGAATCATATAAATCTGAAATACGTACATTAAGTGCTATAGCTATTTTTTCCATAGAGTCCATTCTAGGAATTGATTTACCATTTTCAAAATCATTTAAAGTTGACTTTGAAATACCGCTATGGATTGCAAGTTTTCTGATTGAAAATCTTTTATTGTTTCTTACTTCCGAAATTTTTATTTTTAGCATATCAGGTACCTCCTTTTTAGGAGTTTACCCTAAAACAAAAATATATAATCAGGGAGAGATATTTATGAAAAAAATATTTAAAAGTTTATTGGTTTTATTATTGTGTTTTGGCTTTGTAGGATGTAGTAAAGAAAAAAATAGCATCACTATTGAGGATGTAAAAATCAAAACTGGCGAATTAGGTACTGTTGAAATCAAAAAAAATAATAGTAATTTTGGAATTAAAAGTAAAAAAATTATTTTTGATGACAATTCGATAGCAGAAGCAAGTAGTGATTTTATTACTGCTTTAAAAGCAGGAGAAACAAACTTCTACTTAGAAATCGAAACTTCAGATGGCGAAACAATTAAGAGTAATACCGCAAAATTAACTGTAACAGAAAAAGAAACTACATTTGTATCAAATGATGAAACATACAAAAAATTAGTTAATAATGGTTATAAATTTGAAAGACTAAACGATCCCAGCTACTTAGTAAAAGTAGGTGTTTCGAAAGGTGATATAGCTATACTCTTATTAATTTCTAAAAGCGATGATGCAATCGGTGGTACTAGCATTAACTGCGTTTATAAAAATAGCGGTATCAATAATTCTCAATACCATATAATAAATCCGTTCCCCGATGCAACTGTTAAAGATGATTTTTCTAGTGATGATGTTTTAAAACAAAAAGCTGATTTTGGAAAATGGCTTTCAACTTATAATCTAGGTGCTACAGAAATAATTAGTGTTCTCACATATTATTATAGTTATGGATATTTAATAAATTAATACAAAAAAACCACCCCACTGCAATGGGATGGTTAAAGTGATACTGCAATATCACTGAGCATAATAAAATTATCTTTCGGTCGATAGTTTTTATTATGCTCCTATTATAACAAATAAAGGAGTAAAATAAAATGGCAAAGGAATATAAAGTCCGAATATTAAAAAACGGCGAAAAACGGTACATTTTTGACGTGAATATAGGATATAGAGCAGATGGGAGCAGAATTAGAAAAACTGTTACATCAAAATCTATAAAAGATGGTAGAAAAAAAGTGGCAGAATTAACATTAAATAACAATGGTAAAACTGTTTTACAAAAAAATAATATCTTTTCTGATGTATATGATTTATATATTGTAGACTGCAAAAAAAGAAATCTTTCACAGAACACCTTGAATAACATAGAAAAAACATGGAGAAAAAAATATAAAAGATTTGAAGGAGTAAAACTAAATAAAATAAAAGATATTGATATAATAGAATGGATCAAAGACATTAGTAATGATTTATCACCACGTACTGTTAAGACAAGAGAAGGCGGTTTGAATAGTTTTTTTAATTGGTGCTTAAAAAGAAAATATATAGATATTAACCCATTTATTTTTGTTAATAGGACTAAAGTTTCTAAACCTGAAATTACATTTTGGACCGAGGAACAATTTGAAAAGTTTATATCTACTATAACACACAACACACACAATTTAATTTTCACAACATTATTTTATACTGGATTGCGTAAAAGTGAATTTTGCGGACTAGATATAACAGACTTAGATATAAAAAATAATGAATTACATTTGTCACATACAGTTAAACGCCAAGGAAATAAGACTATAATTACTACAGTGTTTAAAAACAATCATTCTAAGAGAATCGTGCCAATACCTGATTGGCTAACACCTAGACTTGAAGAATTTATGAAAGAAAAAAAATATCCTTTTAAAGGATGCTATACAAATTTAAATGATACACTTAATAATTACATCAAGGATATGGATTTGCCTAAAATAACAGTACATGGGTTGAGACATAGCTATATATCGATGCTGATATCTAAAGGTGTTGAACTTTTTACAATTTCTCAAATGGCTGGGCACAATGATATTAAAACAACTTCAAATACATACGGTCATTTATATTCTAGTGAAAGAAAGCGAATAACATCATTGTTTAAAAAATAAAAAAAAACACTCATTAGGGTGTTTTTTTATTTTAGGAGTAAAAAGGAGTAAAAAACCTCCAAACTCCCTGATTTCATGCGGTTAAATGCAATGATTAATTCATT